TACTTCTCTTATTTATAATATTGGTGAAGATAAATTTAAAAAAAGTGATGCTTGGAATAAAGGACTAAGAGTAGGTGACATAGATAGATTTAAAAAAGAAGCCTTCGATGAAACAATAGGATTTGTAAAAGACAAAAAAGGTGGTAGAATACTTAATGGTTTAGTCAATAGAAGACGAGAAGAGCAAGAATTATTTGAAACTCCTCAAGGTGCTGATAAAGATTTTTCTGCACAGCCTATGGATAACGTAGAGATTAAAGAAGAACCATTAGATACTACAGCAAATAGAATAGCTAAAATGAGAGCAGGTCTAATTTAATCCATTAATTAATCTACAATAACAAAATTAGAAGTAATATAATATCAAATATAATAAAAGCTTCCATTAGTTTAGCCCGTTAACGAATCTAGTTATCTTTTTATTTAACTCATCCATCTCATACACAGAGTAATCAATTAATGAACAGAGATTGTTTGTGTATTGGAAGTTAGGAAACTCCCTGTCCATTATAATTTGAAATTGTTTAGGTTTAGTAAATGTATAATCTAATTGTATGTCACTATCCCTATTAAGATTTATAGAATAGCTAAGTAAGTTTGCAACGTAATCAAACTTCCTTTGTTTCTTGTTCTTGTCCAGATTCATTTTTGTTTTCCTCTAATTTTAATACGACTTCCATAAGCCTATGTACTTCACCATAGGGTCTAGTCCACATATATTTTAATACTTCTTGTCTTTGTTCTTCACTTATTAAATAATTCTTCATTTCTTTTTTTCTCCTTTTGTGTTTGTATTGTCTTTATTTCTTGTGTGATTATAGAAGATATATCCTCCCATAAAACTTTTAGTGTGCCAAAGAAATTATCTTTCATAGATATCTTTATAAATCCTTTGTCTTTTATTTGATTCCTTTCGAAATCATTTAAAGATAATAGTAAGTCTCCTGTAAAGGGGTCTTTAACTATCCTCATTTTCTACCTCGTCTATATAAGAATCATATTTAATTAGTTTCTTAATAGGTACAAGCAATCCCCAAGAAGTATTGTTGTCTCCACCGGGGACACTTCTAAAATTATTTCTTTCAATCATATCTTTCAACATCTGTGTTCTTACAGTAATATTAAAAATAAAATCATCCCCCTTATAAAAATTAACAGTCCAAAAGTTAGCTTCGGTTTTCATAATACCACTAGGCTTACCTCTACTCTTTACTTCTACAAAGTGATTACCACTAGTAATCCATAGGTCTCTTTCTGACTTGACCTCTGTCGAATCTCCTTCTTGTATATCGGCTACAACTCTCTCCCCCGTCTTACCCCACTCTAAATCTTTTTTAAAATTACTTACATGCTTCATGTTAAATCCTCCTCTGATTCTACCCAAGGTGTGTAAACCTTTTCTATCTGTCTTAGTTGTCTGTCTGTAGGTTCATATTCTACATTTTCTATATCTTTTTTGTATTGAATTACATCCCCTACTTTATCCTCAATATGACTATATTTTATAGAATTATCTATGCTTATTCTTTTTTCTTCTTCACCTTTTAATATTTCTCTAATCCTTCTTTGTTTATCCTCATGTTCTCTTTCATAATTTCTCATAGTACAACCTCCCTTGGATTATTAACCTCTACATACCAAACATACTTAGGATTGTAGGATTTTGATTGTTGCTGTGGTAGATACTCTATATCATCCCCCCAACATTTTTGTTTAAAGGGGCAATAAGAACATACTGTTCCTAGTACTTTATTCCCTGTAGGCTTCTTATAAAACTTTTCTTCTACTAAATCAAAACATTTTTCAAAAGGCTTGTCTTCCATTAAAGCTTTTGTATTAGCATGAACTTTTTCTAGTGCTTCTTTTCTATATTGAGAATCATCTTCTGGAGGTTCACTTAATAGTAGTTCACCTGTAGATTTATTAATAACAATCCAACCACCGAAAGGTTTCTTGGTGGCCTCTGAATATAAATAGCCTTGAGTTATATATCCAAACACATCGTCTTTAGAAACATTTTCAAACCCACCACCAAATTTCTTTTCAAAAGCAAAAGGTGATGCAGTTTTAATATCATACACCTTATCATCTATAATAATATCATAAGTACCCTTCATGTCAAACCATTCGGTTTTATACTTGACATTCCCCTGTACCCCTTGTATCTTTGCTTTAGTGATTCTTAGGAGCATTATAACAACTGCTTCTAACAGGTCACCAAATAAAAATCTTAACTTGTTGTTATAGTTTTCGTAGGTTTGAATAGCCTTACCACCTGAGTATTTCTTTTCCATTTGTAATTGGCATAGTGGCTTACCAATACTAGACATCCTAATTCTAAATTCTGATTCCCTTGTTTGAGTAAATTGTTTTTCAACTGCTTGTTTACAGTCTTTTAAAAATTCATCAAGGATAGGTTTAGGTACTGCCACAGGCTGACGTTGAGCCTGTGACAATACATCCTTTACTTCGTCTAAGAAGTTCAAGCAGATATTTCTTTCAAGAGTTTTTCATCTTCTATATCTTGAGAAGATACTTTACCCTTAACTGCCTTACTATATTCCTGTGTTACATAATCATTTTCAGATTTAAATATTTCTAAGAAATTATTTAATGTTTCTATATTAGATTTTGTAAACTCTACATGTTTGTTAGCGTCTTTAATATTGGCCGTAAACCAAGTTACTGTACCTCTAGAGTGTTTTTCTGTACCCGAAAATTTAAGTACAGTATTATACATAATCTTATTTCTCTTAGAAAGACTTTGTAAAACATCTCCTATAGGCATAAAGTTCACACCTTTTACACTATACAATGCAGGTTCGTCTGTTAGTATTACCTCTTCACCTTTAGAAGTTTTACCTTTTAAAGATACGACACCGAATACATGTCTATGACATTTAACTTTGTCATGTTCTATTTTAGCAACAGGGTCTAGATTCTCTCTCTGTGCTTTCGGTACACTTCCACATGATTCAGTTCCGTTAGTATCAACCTTAGAATCAGACCAACTCTTAAACATAACTGATTTATAAGTGTTGTCTTCATTCTCTTCATCATACTTCTTGTATTGAAAGGCGTTAAGGAATGGTCTAAATTCTACATTCTCTGCAAAAATATCCACACCTTTAACATCTATTTTATATAGACCTCTCTTAATAGCATTACCTTCGCTATCTTCTGCTTCGTAATTAATCACTAATCTAGGTAGTGAAGTCTTCTCTATACTTGCGTCTTGACCCACCATAGCCATGATTTTATCATTGGATAGTGTGTCTAGGTTACTTAGTTCATTTGACATGATATGTCTCCTTATATGTTTGTATTATACTATATTTTTGTGGATAAGTCAAGCCAATTCTTTCCACTTTTTATTTCAAAGTCAAGTGGTACGTTTAAATCGCAATTATATCTACTCTTTAATGAATCTTTTATACTAGAAAATCCCTGTTTTAAGATGCTTATAGCTACATCATACTCATCAGGGTGTACATCTAGTATCACAGAATCATGTACAGTATTAATTATTCGTGTCTTCATCTTCTTATCTTGAAGCATATCCCATACATTAATACAGGCAATCGGTACAATATCAGCCGTAGCAAATCCTTGAACAGGATAGTTCTTGATTGACGTACTCTGATTCGTACCCCCATATTTAAGTCTATATACATTAGGAAAATAATATTCTCTACCACTAGGTAGTCTTATTATCTTTGTCTTAACTGCTTTATCTTCAAGCTTCAAATGCCATTCGGCAATGTCTTCATACTTCTCTAAGAACTTTACATAATATTCTTTCTCTTTCTTTTTGCCCATCATCCCACCATAAAGAGGTTTAAACGTATGAGCCTTTGCGTCTTGTCTTGAACACCCAATAACATCTGCTGTAAATTGGTGAACATCTACTCCGTCTGCAATATCCTTCATACCCTGTTCGTCTTGGGCTAGGAATACTGCAGTTCGAAATTCTAATTGTGCGAAGTCTACTTCGACTATACTACCATTATGGAATCTAGAAGTGATTGCCCTTTTGATTGGAAACTTATCACCCCTTGGCATGTTTTGGAAGTTGGGTTTAGAACTTGACAATCTTCCTGTCGTTGTAACATGTTGATTAAAAGAAGGGTGTAGTAAGCCATCTTCTCTAGTATTATCTTTGATACCTGTTATAAAAGTATTAAGGTAAGTTTCTACTGCACTATATCTTATGATAGAATCTACAAATTCTTTTAACATACCCTCTGCAAATATAGATATCTTTTCTAATGTACCTTTATCTGTTTTAAATCCACCTTGAGAAGCATCTTGAATATTCCTAGGTGTCCAACCAAACCCTGCTTTGGATTCTGTTTCTATGAATATCATACCCTCACCCTTACAAGATGAACACTTAGACATATTTTTAAAAGGGCTTCCGTCTACTTTGTTATGTCTTATTAATCCTACCCCTTGACAAGAATCACATTTTCTTGCAACAGTTTTAAACACAACATCTGTAAATTTATTTACGTTAGATTGAAATTCATTGTCAGACATTTTAGGTCTTCTCTTAGGCCTCTTAGTTTTTTTATCTAGGCCAATATTAAATAGTTCAGACCATTGATTTTTATCCTGTACCCTTCTAGAATAAATTACTTTAGATAAGTCTTCAGTAGAAGATAAATTAATCTTGGTGTCACCCATAACAATTCCAACAATCTTATCAATCTTATTTTTTAATTTATAATATTCTTCATTCAATTCTTTTTCTACGGCCTTTAATTCTTCAAGGTCTACATAATTTCCATTACATTCCATATCAATAAGAACTCTTAGAAAGTCATTCATTAAATCCCTAGTAGGAATCAGTCCACTATTAGCATGATTATCAAAAGATTCCATTTGTGAATCATATAATTCTTTAGTTATCTTAACATCCTGTATACCATAATCTCTTAATTGTTCAGCGGGAATCTCATCTATGTTATATCCTTTGTCCATGTATATACCTAAGACATCAGACTTTAAACTTATGTTCCTTCTACGACAACATTCTTTTAAAGATACAGATTTCTTTTCACCTCTGT